GTCCTACAAATGCTATCTTAACACCAGCTAATGTAGTTGTTAAATCTTTAGCATCTTGTTCATCAAAGCTAACTTTTTTTATTGCGGTCAATCCCGGTGCTAAAAGTAATAAAGCTCCACCTATTGCAGCAAAAGCAAGTGCTCCAGGTATAATAAACATTGCACCGAATCCTGCTGCTGCAAATTCTAAACCTAACATTAATAATAATGCGCCTTGTACTCCAACATCTTCCATTGTAGTATCTTTAGTAGCATGAGAAAATGGAATGTACCCTAATCCAAATATTAATAAACCTACACCCATAGCAGCTAAGGATATTGCACCTTTAACAATATTAGCAAACAGTGCTCCTAATATAGCTGTGGCTATTCCAATTCCTAATAAAACTCCTACTTGTATAAATATAGATTCTATTGTTGGACTAACAGCCATCATTAAACCTGCAAAGGCTGCATACCCTAAACCAAATACAGCAAGACCTATTCCCATCATTACTAATGCAACAGAACCTTTTCTAATTTGTTTATCTGCCATTCCTAATAAAGCAATAGCACCACCCATTAATACTAAACTAGCAACCATGCCTATTAATATTGTAGGTTGCATTAAAATAAAGAATGTAGTAAGAGCAAATAAAGCTAAACCTATAGCAAAGGATTTCATACCTTTACCCATCATTTCCATTGACTCTGCACCTTTCTTAATTTGTTTTTCTCCCATTCCTAATAATAAGAATAGAGGAACTATCATAGCCGTTGCAAGATATAATAGTGGAATACCTAATGCAGCAGGAATTAATAATAAAGCAGATAATGCTAATGCCTTAGAAAATGTAAGTATAGACGATCCCATTGCTTCCATTGCCGCTGCACCTTTTTCCATTTTCTTTGGATCAGATTCACCCCACATCTCTATTTGGTTTCTTACAAAGTCATTAAATTTAGTAACAGTCTTTTTTGGGACTAGCATAAATAATAATAAACCTTTTGCCATTTCAATAGTACCTGCACCTAACATTTTAAATGCATTACCACCTGCAGCCATTCCTTTACTCTTTCCACCACCCTTACCTCCAAATAAATTAGCTATACCACCACCTTGTCGTTTTTTTAACAATTGTGTTTGTAATTTAAGCTCTTGTAATATAGCTTCTTGAATACCGTCACCAACCTGCCCACTTGCAGCTACACTACCAGCTAAGGCATCTATAGAATTAGCAGTAGCCTGACTAGAATCTTGTTGAGTTTTATTTGTTTGATCTAAAACCGAAGCCAAATTACCTAAGCCTTCTGCAGTTGCTTCAGTAGCAGCTTGGATCTTAGTTAACGGATCCATTAAATCTTTTAATGTTACGGCAGCCATTCAGGTTTATTTTTTACAATTTTGGCATGGATATCTTCGGCATAGAAGGAGTTTTATAATTACTCATACTTTTGCTTGCTTGGTTTTTTAGGCCATCCATATTGTATTTATCTTCAGCCTCTTTAGTATTTTGTTGCTCTTGCTTATTACGCTCTTTTAACAGATCATTATAAATTTCTAAAGTATATTCATACTCATAGTAAGGAAGCAAATCCAGCTCTGTAGGCTGGAGATGCAACTTTTCTAATAATAATACTCTAACCTTAAAGAAGTTCAGAAGAGATATCTGGAATAAGGAAGAGAGCCTTGATACCGCCGGGAAACGTGAGCGGAACGGTGACCTCCTCACCGCAGCTTTTACATGGGAATCCCATTTCCGGTTTTACACCGATTTTTAAATCTTCAGCTAATCTATATACAATTGTATACTTTGTAGCATCCCAGCCCTGAAAAGAAGTAATCTTTGCAAAGATATCTTTTTCATTCCATCCTCGCCATTCTCTCTGTAGATAAGGTAAGATAGCTAATGTAGATTTATCCCAGCTTTTATTTTGCTCTTCTCTATCTCTGATATAATCAGTTATCGCCCTCATTACACCGATTGTAGGTGGAGCCATTTTAATCATACCATAACTCTTTGTTGTTATAGAATAACATTTATCAGCAGGATCATAATATTTTTCGATTGAATCCCCTACTAAATTAAATTGTAAATTATCTGTTCTTAACTCCATAGTCTCTTGAGACTTACAGTTATTAGTTTTACAAGATCTTTTACTAACTGGCATCATAAGAGTTTGCTCACCTGTTTTAAATGTTAGCTCTCTAATGGATAAAATTAAATAAACTCTATCTTCTTCAAGGATATCTTTATAAGATCCTCGTTGAACTCCGTATTGTACTTTACAGCATGACAATACAATATTATTTAATCCTTCATCAACTTCTTTTAAATTATTTTCATCAATTGTAGAAAAAGATCTAATTTCAGCAACCTTTGCAGGTCTAATATGAATTTCAAAATCATCTCTATAAAATTTTCCTTTAGATGGAAATGTATTTAAGTCTAGTTGAGTATAACCGACCATTGCATTTAATCTCTTAATTTCCGGATCGTCTGATGTAATCTTATCCAGTTGGCGATTAGTATCAACTTTACCTAATTCTTGTACTACTTCTTTAGGAGTTTCTACTGCTTCTACTGTTTCAGTAGCTTCAACAGGTATACCTTCGGATGCAGCAAATTCCTTTTTAATATTTTCTTGGTGTTCGTTTGACATCGTTTAATTGTTTTTTATTAATTGTTTTTCTGGTTTGGTTTCTTCAACTATATGCTCTACTATTAATTGTCTAACATATCTAGATATTGCAACAGGTCTTGTTGCTCTTTCCATTGATTTTTGTATAATTATTGTGTTTAAGCTTTCTTCGTCCTCAGGTGTTAATAAAACTTGTAATTTTTTAGTAAGTCTTTTTCTCTGTGGAATCATTTCTTGTACAGTTTCATTAAAACCATATTTTGGATTATCGGATTTAAATTTATTAATCCAATATTCTACTCTTTTTAATACATCGCTCAAAGATTCATCATTATCAAAGACTTCCATAACTTCTCTATTAAAAGCTTTAGTTCCAAAATCTTTAACTGCTCTTTTGATATATTTTCCTGTTCCAAAGTTATTTGGGTTATCATTTACAGAATATCCTACATAAACTTTGTTTGTTTTTTGTTGTTGTAATTTATAGATTATCATTTTTCTATATTATATATTTTATATTATATATTAGAGAGAAAGCAAAAAAACTGGGAATACGTAATATTCCCAGTTTAATATGTAATTTATGCTCCTACGTTCTCCTCAACCCAATGATCACATTTGTAAGTCATTGTTAATTGAGCGGCATCTTGTGTAGTATAATTTAACTCATCTACAAAATCAGGTTGTCCTGTTGGGAATACATCTTTAAATGTAATCTTTCTGAAGATATCTCCTGCTCTGTTATATTGAACTACAATCATACTTCCAACATAATCCTTCTTTAATCCCATTTCTCCAGTTAATGGATTGTAGATTAAATTGTTCCAATTACGGAAAGTATTGTAAATATAGTTTTCATTAGCTTCATTCAAGTTAAGACTGAAGTTAAGAGTTAAATCAACCATTGTAGAACTTGGCATTCCTGCATAAGATCTATCAGCAAATTTATACTTTTGATTTACTGGTTCAATTGTTGGATTTAAATTATTTAATCCTCCTATTGAATTCACTTGCTCTAAGATTAAACCCGTATCATCCCCTAATGGTGAAAATACAGTCACCTCAAATAGGTTAGGCTGAATAGGTTCGTACCTTTGGCTACTGGCCCTTGATTGGGTATAATGTGGTAGTGGCATATTTTATTTGTTTTTTTATATATTCTTCTTTTGTTACCTCTTATTGAAAGTTTCCTGTACTAATTGCACCTGTTCTTAAAATAGTTGTTCTTTGTACAAGAATTTCCATTCCTCTAGTTGGTTCAATATATGTATCTAGGATACCTACGTTCTGGTCAATTACTTCTGGTGTGTTATTAGTTTCATCCATTATATTTCTATAATCATAAACACCATCATCATTTTGAACAGTTGATAAGAAGTTGTCAGCTAATGTTTTAATTTCTAATCTTGTCTGAGCTGTATTAAATTCAAATAAGTAGTTTTTAAGGATTGCTTCAATACCATCTTGGATATAAATTACAACCTCTCTAACATTAATTGAGCTTAAAGCAGATTTTGGAACCTGTTGTGCAGTTTTATTTGCAAATATAGTCGGTCCTGTTCCACTTTGGAATACAATCGGATTAATTCCGAATGGCTCTAAGTAATAACGATCATCTTGATCAAGATTAATTTCTAATCCTACAACTCCATTTCCGCCTATTACTCCACGTCTTACACCAGCCACGATTGACCACGGTAAAGCATTTTCATATTTAAGAATAAAGTTATTAGATACATTTGCAGCAGGAGGAACACTTATGTTCTTTCCTAAATCTCTAACAGTTAAGAAAGGATAATAATATCCACCCCAAGATCCACCGCTTGTAGCAGCAGGTAATGAGAATCTAACAGTTGGATTCAATGCAAGATTTCCACCTTCAGATATAAACTTAGAAGATAAACCGCCGATTGCATCAGTAAAGCTTGGATCGGTATTTTTCTTAAAGTCTTTTGCCGATGGAGCATTAACTATTGCAAATGCATTTTTTCTACTCATACATAGATTTGTATAAATTGCTTTACAGTTTGCTTCAATTCCATTTCCATAAGTATCTACTAAATAACGGAAGTTAATTGTTTCTCTGTCTATTAAAGCTTTATATAAATTTGTTCCTCCTAATATAGGACTTAAACATTTATTCTGTCTAGAATTTGTTCCATTAGGTACATGTTTACTTGAATCTAATTTAAATCCAGGTAATTCAAATACATTAAGGTAATCAACCCAAGAATCAATTGGATAATAAACCTCTACTGTTTTTAAAGCTCCTTGAGCAGTTACACTTACAGAAGATTGGCATGTTACCTTTACAGCAGTTTTGCCTGCAGGTATAATAGAATATTCAGAAGGAGTTAATCCACCTTCTACAATATTTATTCTTGTTAACCTTGAATGTGGTATAGTTACAGAACCTTCAAAATGTACTAAATAATTTCCTACAACAATATCAGCAATTTCTGGTGATTCTGTTGCTATAAGAATTTCATTTGGTTTAAGAGATGGTTCATTTAATGAATCACCTAGAATATCTACAGTAAGGTTAAGAGCACCTTTCAGAGTTTGAACTCCTAAAGTATTTACTGGCCATAATGCAGTACCATCAGATTTAATAAATTGTCCTGTTCCATCAATTGTAAATTGAGATTGTGATGTTAATGTTGTAAATGAATCTTGCTCATAAGGAGTTATTGAAACTGCCGGTATATAATAAGCCGGATCTGATATTACTTTTTTAGTTGTAGCATCTGTATCTCCAACTCCATCAATGATCCATCCGTAATCTATAGCATTCATTGCTAAGTACGAAGTAAATGTTCCTAATGAATCTTTATAAACTGCTTCATCACCATCAGTTAAAGTACCGTTGGCAAATTGTGCTTGTAATACTGATCCATAAGAACCAATAATTCCAGCAGCTCCACCACTCGGTTGAGCATTTCTTACAAATCCAAAGTCAGCTTCATTAATATATTGATAACTTGCAGTGGCACCTGTTGGAAAATCTCCTAGTGCAGTTGAACCTACATCTGATAATAATACAGTTACAGTATTACCTACAGTTTGTACAGATGTTACTGGTACCCATTGAGTAGTTACAGTATCATATATAAATGATCCTACCAATGTAGCAGTATTTGCTCTCATTCCAGAAAATGCATTCCATATAGCATCTTTAGGTGTAGCAGTATTAAATATTTGTATTTGTATTCCTCCTGCTGTTGGTATTGATTTAGTGATTGTACTTGAAACATTTGTTACATCAGTTGATAGCTTCTGAGTTCTTGCATAAGATAAATCAGAAACAATTGATCCTCCGTAAGATAAGAAGTTAACATCATCTTGGATTGAAGTAGCTTGAGTATATTCAATGTTGTGTCCTATCATATCAATTCCTCCAGGTACACCGTCTATTAAAATATCACCACTAAATAAATCTTCATTTACAGTAACAAATAATCCAGTACTTGCAGTATCAGCATTAACAAGCTTTTCAACGAAAAGGTTATTACCTAATAAATCTACAAAATCAGGAATTAA